ACATTTCCCGTCGCAGCCGCCTGCGGGTTGCTAGTGTTACTAACCTTTGGTTCTTCTGCTAATACTGGACTTACTGAGAGAAGACAGATAGCGATGTAGTAGTAGAAGTTTGCTCTATAGTTCTGTCTATATCGATTGTCTCTACAACCCCTGCTGCTCTGGTTGTTATTTCCAATGTGAATGGATCTCCAGCAGTTGTTACTGAAAAGCTTGTACCAGAAGCGTCTATTGCTGCACTGGGTGTAATATTTTCTCCAGTCCATTTAGAATATGCGCCCCCATAAATTTCTGTCTCTATCGTTTCCTCTATATCTGTGGTAGTCACAGTAGTACTTTGCATAGAACCTTGAGTAAAGGCTGGCGTAATTGGATTTGCCCTTGCAGCAACTGGAGTTAGGAGCAGCAAAAGTAACAGGCATTGTCTCATACTTTAGTTACCTTTTTGTTATCTACTCCTTCAATCTTAATAGGAGTTTCTATTATTATATGCTGAGTAGCACCATTAGGTTTATCTTTATGGTCTTTCTTCTTAGCTGTATCAATCCCAAAGGTAGCAAGAGCTGATGTAAAGACGAAAGTTATAAAAGTTATATCATTATTCTGCTTATTATCCATCCCTGGTAGGGGTAAATAATTTAGACTAATTATGAATCCACTCCACACAACGACCCCAAGGCGTACAAATGTACCAAGGACTTGAAGTTGCTCCTCCTTATCTGCCATACCATCTTTAAGTCTTCCAACAAGACCTTTATTTTCTTCCGTCATGCCTTTTAAATCGAAAAAACAACAAGCATATCTTTATGCTAACAAACCTAATGTTGCACAAAAGTTTGCAAAGCACTCAAAAGGTGCGAAAATGAACAAAGGCTATAAAACTAAGTAATGTCTCACCCAGATACCGAAAGGATTAATAAGAAAATCTTTGAATTAGAACGTCAAAGACAAGAGAAAAAGAAAACTGAAGCAGCCACACAAGCTGCTAAAGATAAAGACGCTGCAGAGAGAAGAAAAAAGAGTCAAGAATTAACAGATAAAATTAATGCAGAGAAGAAAAGGATAGAAGAGCAACGTAGAGGAATTGAAAAAGCTAATCAGAAACGTGACTGGGGTAAATCATCTACAGGAACTGGTCCATAATTAAGCTATAATTCGTACGAACTTAGTTATTCCTATGGTCGTACTTATCAAGCCAATCCTTCTTGCATTTGCAAAGTCAGATGCAGTGAAAAAGCTTATTGTAGATTTGCTTAAGAAACTTGTGTCTACCACAGACAATACGATTGACGATAAAGCGGTATTATTAATAGAGCAGAACCTATTCCCAAAAAAGTAAGTGACTCTGGTCCTATTATTACTCCTAGAGTAAGGAAAAGTCATTTCAGACATTATGGCTAGACGCAAAGCACAAGGAATGGCCACTGAGAATGAGCTTCAAGCTCTTCATAGGTTGGTAGCTACAAAACTTGTTGAACAACTCAATAAGGATAACGTTAAAGCTTCTGACCTAGCCAACGCTATAAAATTCCTTAAAGACCAAGGCATTACCCTTGATAAGAATGGTGACATGTCTGCTATAGGAGAAATGATTGAAGCTCTCCCAGAGATTGATATGTCCAAAGTTAAATCTTATATAAGTGCCTAATGCTAATCAAAAACAAATTATTAAGGAAGCGATCAATAGCTTTCCAGTTTTTGCTACTCATCTCTGGCACTTTCTAAGATTACCTAGTCCTACTCCTGTCCAGTATCAATTAGCTGATTACTTACAGAATGGTCCTAACCGCAGAATTATCATGGCTTACAGAGGCTGTGGTAAATCCTTCCTCACAGCAGGCTACGTGCTCTGGAGGCTGCGAAAAGATCCCGATACGAAGGTTTTGGTTATATCGGCAGCTCAGGACCGTGCAGACGCTTTTAGCGTGTTCTGCCATGACCTGCTTAGAAACTGGTTTATGGTTCAAGACTTATTCCCTAGCGATACTCAGAGGTTTTCTAAGGTCGCATTCGATGTCTTTGGATCAAAGCCTGATCAAAGTCCTTCAGTAAGATCTAGTGGTATCTTTGGTCAAATCACTGGATCTAGAGCAGATCTAATCGTAGCTGATGACGTAGAAACCCCTCAGAGCTGCGAAACACAACTCATAAGAGACAAGCTTAGAGAATCTATAAAAGAATTTGACTCAGTTATAAAACCTGGTGGACAAATAGTTTTCCTTGGTACTCCTCATACACAAGACAGTATTTACGCCAAACTTGAAATAGCTGGATATACTCCACGAATTTGGCCAGCGTTATACCCTACTGCAGTTAAACGTAAAAACTATTATGGAGATCGTTTAGCTCCTAAAATTGCTTCTCAACTTAATGATGATAAATCTTTAGCTGGACACCCTACAGACCCACAAAGATTTGATTGGGATGAGCTGGAGGCCCGAAAGGAATCAATTGGTAGGTCCACGTTTAACCTCCAGTTCTTATTAGATATTAGCCTATCTGATGAAGAAAAATACCCTCTAAAACTCCAAGATCTATGCGTATTTAGACTCAATCGTGAACAAGGTCCAGATAAAGTAATCTGGAGTGCTAATGGTGATA